CAGTGCCCCACCATACGCCCGAGGCGGTCAAAGCTAAGGTCATACATCGCCTCGCACTGCTTGGCCTGACACCGCACCCTCACGATTCCAGCCCTCGGAACCGACGGCTGACCACGTCGTCCAACTCCCCGACGCTGACATCCACCGCAAACACCCACTGCTCCATCCGACTCAGCTGCTCCCGGAGCGCCCGTACCTCGGCCTGCAGCTCTGCCACGGCCTCCAGCGCCTCTCCCCCTCTGACCGGGGCCGTCACTTGCTGGTCCGGATGAAGAGCGTGGCGGCCGCGGACTGCACCGAGGCCCCATCCACCGGGATCTCCGCCTGCTCGCACGCCTTGGCGAAGTGCTGGATGGCCGCCTGCACGCACCGGCTGTACAGCGCGACCGCGTCCTCGAACGAGAGCGCCGAGGCCGTGCTGGTGGTGCGGGTGGCCGGAGCCGCTGCCGCCGTGGGAGCCGACCCCGTGGCGAGGTTGATGTTCGTGAAGGTCTTGCCGTCCTTCCGAATCTGCTCGAAGTGGAGCGTCTGCCCAAGCACCGACTCCGGGGTCAGGTTGAGGCGGGCCAGCCCCTTGGCCCCCGACAGCTCGGAGATGTAGACATCCGTGCCATCGACGCTGCTGAACACCATCTGCGGGCCGAACTTGCCCTCGGCCGACTTCACCGCGCCAATCACCATCGTGATCGGTCCATCTGCCAGCTTGTGGAACGCCATCTGAGTTCTCCTGAAAGAGAAAAAGGGATGCGACCAAGTGGCCGCATCCCAAGTCTACACTACTGCCCATCTCAAGTCAAGAGCTACTTTTTCTTCTCCATCGGATCGAGGCCCATCGCGGTCGCCATCGACCGGACGGCCGCCGTGGCCAGCGTGTCACACACGACCTCGACGTTCCGGGTCAGCTCGGCGTCCGTCTCCCCGTGCAGGAGGTTGGGAATCCCGGCATCAATCAGCCAAGCGTGCGCCCACTCGTGGACAAGCGTGTGCCACCGCAGGGCCGGGGGCATCCCGCCTGCCAGCGCGATGGTCCGCTTGGCCGGGAGATACAGCCCCCAGCAGTCGTCCCCGTCCGGCGCGGTCAACGCCCCCCGGCGCTGGCTGACCTTGATGGGGCCCGCCAGCCCGGAGACGACCTTGGGGACGGCCGGCCATCTCCGCTTAGGCACGGATTGTCTTCCCCAGTGTCGTCACCACAGCCGCCCCCTCTTCGATGGTCACCAGCTCCACGCCATACCGCCCCTCGCCCTCGACCACAATGGCGAACCCCTGCGTCCAGTCCGGCACGCTGACGTAGCCGGGGTCCAGCCGGCAGAGGCACCCAATCTCATACGCCTTGATGACCTGCTCGCCTCGGCTCCCGATGGCCGGCACCCGACGCATCGAGGCCCCCTGCCGGTGCGTGTGCCCGTGCATCACGCTATTCAGGTAGCTCTCGCTGTGGGCCTTGGCCGACATCCCGCCACCCCGCCGGACGAACGTGCCGTGCGTAATCAGCAGGTCCTCCCCAATAACCAGCTCCGGCTTCATCTGGATGCGGCTCCACTCCGGGTGCCACCACGCCGGGTAGCTCATCACCTGCAGCGCCCGCGGGGTCTTGAGCAACTCCGGGATGCGGTCGGAGAGGTAGCGCCACCAGCGGCTCTCGGTCCCGTCCCCGCTGTGGTTGGCGTCGATCTCGATGAGTGCGGCATCAGCGGGCAGAATCTCCTCTAGCGCCCGGAGAAAGCCGTGAAACGCCACCGCCTCGTCCTGTAGGCTCCACGTCTGCCGCACGTCCTTGGGATACTTGCTGATGGCCAGCAGGTCGGGGAGGTCGCCATTCAGGACCACCCGCTCCGGCTTCAGCTCCTCGATGGTCCGGAGCAGGACACTCACCGCCGCGTCATCCTGCAGCGGGAAGTGGAGGTCGGAGGCCACGACGGTCACGCCCGTGGTCGCGGTGACGTTGGCCTTGGGGCGCTTCGGGGCGGGGAGGCTGACCGGCTTGAACGTGTCCCACCAGTCCGCAATCTCGTCCGTGCGGTTCGGCCCCTTCTCCTTGGGCGCGGTCACGGGGTTTCGGAACTGGGCAATCCGCCACGACTCCATCGCCTCTAGCCACGCCTCCCGGTGGTTCCGCTGGAGGTACATCCGGCAGGCGTCGTAGCTCTTGTTCGCCGTCTTGGCGTAGGTATAAAAGCCTTGATTCCCCTCGGCGCGGACGCGCTCCAAGAGGGCTTCAGTCTCGGCCGCGCTCCAGCCGACGGGCACGACACGGGTGTGACGGGGCATGAAAGCTCCGGCGGGGGTTTCTCGACGCTATTGCGCCGCGCTTACTTTGTCAAGAGGAGGCCCGTCACGAAGCCGGCAATGAACAGCACGGGGCGGGACGGGCAGGGGAGGCCGGCGATGCGACACTCGGCCTTCTTTTGCAGGGCGCGGATCAGGGCATCCTGATGCGCCATCGTGGTATCGGCGCGGTCGAGCGCCACGGACATCGCCTTCCGCTCTTCGGCGTAGCGGTCGCGCAGGGTGTCCACTTCGGCCAGGTAGCGGGTGACCTCGGCCTGCAGGCTGTCGTGGACACTCAGCGCCACCGACAGCGCCATCCGGAGCGTGTCGGCACTGGCGGCGGTATCCCCGGTCAGCGGACGCAGGGCCTCCAAGCTATCCCGGAGCGTCGCCGTCCGCTGGGTCAGCGTGGCCCGTGCCTGTCGCTCCTGCTGGCCCGCCGTCTTCGCCGCGTACTGCGCCTGAATCGCCATCGTCCGAGCGCTGTCGGCGGCCTGTCGGAGCGAATCCACCTGTCGTGCCATAGCCAAGGTATCCGGGCGAGGGGCGGGGTGAGAAAGGAGATAGCTGATGCCGAGCGCAGAAAGGACAGTGAAGCACAGGACGTAGAAGCGGTCGATGTTACTCATGTACTACTCATAGTCCTTAAGCACGAAGCCGGGGACGTGGTCGGGGTCGTTCTTGCGGCCGGGGCTGACCTTCGCGTGAGTCGTCACCGGAATCTGCCCGTACTTCCGGCGCACGTCCGCGATGAGGACTTTCATCGCCTTCTGCTGGGCCTCGGTCAGCGGTTCCTTTCCGTCGTTCTTATTCGAGAAACAGAGGCCGACCGAGATGCCGTTCACGTCCTTGTGCCCGTTCCACTCGGCCTTGCCCGCGTGCCACGCCCGGCGGTCATACGGGACGACCGTGTAGACCTTGCCGTCCCGCCCGACGAGCGCGTGGTAGCTGACCTTGCTCTCGCTCGACTGGAGCCACGAGAGGCAGCCCTTCTCGTTCGGAGAGGCGTCCGCGTGGAGCACGATGACCTTGACGGCCTGCGCCCCGCGCGTGTTGTGGTTGGGGCTCGGGTTCGTGCAACTCACTGTGGCACCCGGTAGGTGCCCGTCTTTCGGTCAATCGCCTTGACGCCCGTGATCACGCCGAACTTCTTGCCGTGCCACACCGCCGCCCACGACAGCACCAAGCCGAAGCCGAGGTTCATCAGCACCTCGCTCGCCGGGGGCGTCGTCAGGAGCAGCACGTTGAAGAGCGCCCCGGCAACGATAAACGCCAGCCCCGTCCGGATGAGGTGGTAGCTGACCTTGCCGAACTGGTCGATCTGCTTCACGCCGTCACCAATCTTCGTGAAGAGCATCACATAGAACGCGAGCCCGCCAAGACAGATGAGGGCGTTGGCGATAGCGTTAATCGACTGGAGCATCTTTAGCCTCCGGAAAGATTTTCCCAATGACAATCTCGACCCCGCGCTGGCCCAGCACGCCGAGCAGGAACGCCATCGCGCTCATCGTCTGGGAGCTGGCCGCGATGCCCGTGACCTCGAACACCACCGGGGTGAGGAAGTAGGCACTGCTCGTCCCCGCGCTGATGGCGAGGAGGTTGTCCCGCATATTGCCGTGGCTGGCCTTGCCCACGGCGATGAGACTGCCGAAGAAGCCGGCGACGACCAGCATGATGGAAGACTTTTCGTTGGACATGGTGAGAGGGTGGTTATCGTGAGCGGTACTTAAGCACCTGACGCGCCTGGGTGTCACCAGTTTTGCGCAGCGCATCCAACAGTTCCTGTCGCCGTTCAGGCTTGAGAGCGACATTGCGAATGATGGCACGACGCTCGGCGGCCGTGCGGTCGAGCGCCCGACGCATCGTGCTCAGGTTATCGTAGGCGTCGAGGTCCTTGCGATTGGCCTTCACATAGGCGCGGATCGCATCCGGGTCGTTGCTGGCCTGCTCCACCGTGAGGCCGCGATGCACACGCTCCAGCGCCGCCAGGCGATCGCGCGCCTGCGTCTCCAGTTCAGTGGACGAGTACGTCTTCGTCGTGAAGCGCTGCGGGATCAAGTCCGCCAGGCCCCTGCGCGGGGCCGGCTCCGGCGCTTCGCCACCGGCCTGCCGGATCGCCCAATCGAGCCCGCCAGACCCGGCCTGACCCAGCGTGCCCAGCGTCGAGCGCACAACGAAGTCGGTGCGCTGAGGCGAGACGCCGGCCTGCTCGGCCAGCACCCGCGCGAGCCCGGACGACTCCGGCGTCACCTGCTGCGGCGCTGGGATATTGCGGTCGCCCACGATACGGCGGCCGCGGAAGATGTCGTAGTCGGCCGCCAACTGGAACGGCACCGAGATCACGTCCGGCAACGGGAGCGTGCCGCCCATCGTGGAGCCAGCCATCTCACCCATCGACCGCGTCAGCTGCTCGCCCGGCTCGGCGATCTCCGGGGACGCAGAGGACACCGCGCCGACAACAGGGATCTTCACGCCTGCCTGCGCCGAGTAGTCGAGCAGGCGCTCCGGGAGCGAGGCGAAGATGTACCCGATTTCAAACGGCTTAGGATAGCGCCAGAATCCCCCGCCCGCCTTCGGCACCAGCCAGAAGAGGTTGCGCTCCCACAGCGGACGCTCCCAGTACTCCGGGTTGTCCTTGTTGACCGACCAGAGCGCCATGGTCGGAGCTGTGATCGCCGCGGCGGCGACCGCAGACGTGCGCGGGTCCTTGAGCATCCGCGCCAGCTTGTCCCAGCCCTGCATCTTGGCATTCCAGAACGCCGTCATCGACGCGATGCCCTTCGTCTCCTTGCCGACGTTGGCAAAGCGCAGCGTCCGGTCCTGTGCCGCCAGTGCCGCGGCCGCCTTCGTATTGCCAGCCTCCAGCATTTGCTTGTAGGCCGCCAGTCGCGGCGCCAGCTCCGACACACTGCCGATGGCCTGCATGACCTCAGGCCAGCGCATGGGGTTAACGATGTCGCGTGCCGACACGCCACCGCGCTCCAGCTCCGTCAGGACCTTGCGGGCGTCGGACGGACTACGGACGAAGAAGCCCTCGGTCGAGCCACCCTGCCGGAGGAAGTCCTTGAAGACCTCGTCCTTGCCGACGATCTGCTTGGCCGCCGCCATCGTCTCGAGAAACGGCCGCGCGTAGATGCCAGCCGCCCCGCCGAAGACCGCGCCGCGGAGCATCCCCTGCAGTCCTTCGCCCTCGTCCGCGGTCAGCGCCCCGACCGCTCCACCAGCCGCGCTCCCAGCGACCATCTCACGCGCCATACGGATCGCGTCAGGGCGCTGGATGCCAGAGGCCACCATATCGCGGGCGATGTTAAAGGCCGCGAAGAGCGGGTTCTGCGTGATGCCGATCTGCTTGACGCGCTTGACCGCCTGCGCCAGCTTCACAATCCAGCCAGCCTCCTGTGAGCCAGCGGAGGCCCCGGAGATCGCGTCGTACAGGTCCTGGTTGAGCACCTCGTAGGTCACGGGCTGCCCATCCCGGAGCTGTCGGATGCGCCGGGACCCCGGGGTCACATCGCCATCGACGCGCCGGATGAGCGGCGACTCCGTGCCCTCGGCCAGGTCGAAGAAGAGGTTGGCCACCCGCTGCCGGCCCACAGCGTTGTGCGTCCGTGTGATCGAGCTGAGGAGCACCTCCAGTGGGTCGGCCGTATCCGCGATGGCGTCGGCGGTGCGATCCATCTGCCGCACGCCCTTGGCGCCGATAGCGAACTTCTTGCCCGTCGGGCCGCTAGCCGAGGCTTCGGTGGCGAACTCGCGCACGAACGGATCGTAGAAATCCTCGCTGGCGAGGATGCGATCGTAGTCCGCCTGCGACAGGATGCCAGCGTCCAGCTTCATCTTGAGCAGGTCGCGGTACACCTGGTTGATGGCGTCCGCCGCCGCCTTCACCGCCGGGTTCGCTTCCGCGTCCCGGATGGTCTGCGCCACCTCGTCATCGGTGAACGCCGTCTTCTCGCCGCCACGCAGCGGACGCACGGTGTAGCCGCTGGGCAGCGACGTGGCGGCCGCTGAGCGCGGGCCCGTGTAGATGACGCGCCCATTGGGATCGAGGATCTCGATGCCACCGCCCGTCTGCCGGATGTTCAGGTCGCGCCGCGCCTTGAGCAGGGCCCGGACATCGCCCCACTTGCCCGCCGCCTGCTGCAGGACCGGCTCGACGCGGTCGGCGATGTACTGCCGCGCCGCCATGCCCATGCCCTGCGACCGCGCAATGCGCTCCAGCATCCGGTCGCCGCCGGCCGCCCCTGCCATTTCGCGGGCCGCCTTGATGAGCGGATATGTCTCCGAGAAGACACCAGTCTTGATGCGCTCCCAGAGGCCCAGCCACTGCGCGGCCTCGGGGCGCTGTCCGACTCGGATCGAGGTGTTGTAGTTCCGGATACTCTCCGTCGATCCACTCGCGCCCCCGGCGGCACCCGGCCGCGTCAGAAGGCGCCCGGCCCCGAACCCGAGGCCCGCGCCCGCGGCGAGGCCCATCAGGCCGCGCCGACGACGCTCCTCCGGCGTGTCGCCGGTGGCCGCACCCAGTGTCCCGCCGACCACGCCACCGCCCAGCGTGCTGATGAGCTGCGGCGCGGCAAAGCCCTCACGGTTGAGGCCGAAGTCGAACGAGGTATCGTCGAGCCCGAAGACATCAAGGCCACGGCGCTCCGTCTCGGCATTGAGCCGGGCGACCGTGCCGTCGAGCGCGGACATGCGACGCTCGGCCGCCACCATCTTGCGGTAGTCGTCGAGGCTGATGTTGCGCTCCTCAAGCCATCCGAGCGCCTCCTCGCTCAGGCGGCCCACCTTGCGCCCCTCTTCCTTCGTGCCGAACCACTTGGTCGCTCGCTTCCTGCCCATCGGACGGCCGCCAGACTCCATGAGATCCAGTGTCGCGGTGTCATCAACCCCGAAGATGCCAGCCTCGTCCATGTACCGCTGCCGGAGGCGCGTGTAGTACGCCCACATCTCCGCGACCTGATCGTCGCCCATCTTCTTGAGCCGGGCCGCGCTTGGGGCGATCCGGGGCATCCGCTCCGCCATGCGCTCCAGTGGCTCGTCCATGATGCCGGGGCGATCAGCTCCGGCAGCACGGGCAGCCTGCTCGGCTTGCGCGACCTCGTCGATCTGATCGACCTCATCGACCTCATCGCCCGCCTCTTGTGCCGCCCGTGCGTCCCGCCGCGCCTCAGCCCTTTCCCATTTAGACAGCTGGCCTTCCGTCGGGACAAGTTCCTCGGGCGTATCAATAAAGCGACCAGTACCGCGAACGGTTGCCTTCCCGCGCAGGACCCCGCTCACCGGGTCCGCGCTGCCTGTGTAGGTTACATCAACCTGCTCAAGTTTCAGCCCATCGCCCGTCATAACCGGGCGAACGTCGATGGTATTCTTCCTTCTTCCCTCGCCCTTGACAACGAGCCAGAAGTAATCGTCCTTTGGATTTCCTCCGACGCCAACGACGCGGTTGCCCTGCGCGATGGTTGGCCTGGGGGGTTCGGTAATGATGCCACGTTTGCCAGGCTTGCCAAACAGCCAATCCGAGTAATACGACAGCGGATAGTTTGGATTGGCGCCAGGCGCCGCAGAGGGGGCCACCACCTCCGCGGCCGCCGGCGTCACCGGCACCTCAGGCGCAGCCGGCGGTGCCCCGGCTCCGATCTGTCGGGCCGGCTGCCGCAGCCGCGCCGGGCCCGCGGTGTTGACGACGTACTCAGGAGGTCCGGCCGGCCCCTCAGGTCCAGGCGCCGCCCCACCTGCCGGACGCTGCGGCTCCTGCCGCACGAGGCGCTGATCGACGATAATCGGCTCCGGCTCCTGCGGCCGACGCACTCCGATGGGCTGCTGCACTCGGGGTCTTGCCGCCGGTAGGATACCACCGACCGCACCGGTGAGCAGGACGTTCTCGGCCACCGAACCAGCCCGCCCCGGCAGCACGATGCCCTCCTCTTCCTTCAGGCCCTGAATCACGTCCACCGGCGAGCTAAGCGCCGCGGTAGACAGCGCCCGCTGCAAGCGCGTGCCCTCCAGACCGGCGCGAGCTGCCCGCCCCACCCGCGGGATGGCGCTCACCGCCTTCGCCGCTGGGCCCGCCATCGTGACGGCCTGCAGTGCCTCGCCCGCGAGCCGGCCCGTCAGCTGGCCAGCCACGCCCGCGGCACCTAGGGGGTCGTAGGTGCGCTCCGCTTCGCGGGACTTCTCCTTCGCCCACTCTTCAAGTCGCCGCCCACCCACCGGCCGCGTCAGGAATCCCCCGACGCCCGCCAGACTGGTGCCAGCCTGCACGGTGCCGAGCGCCAAGCCACGAGCCAGATTCTCCGCCGCGCCGGTGACCCCGGTGCGTGTGTTGACGCGCTCAGCGCCAACGGACTGCAGATACTCCTCCAGCTCGTCATCGGAGGCCCCCTGCTGGCGCATGGCCATCAGGTTCTTCCAATGCTTCTTGGCGACATCCGTGGGCACGATTACTCCTCCGGGAGGCGGTAGGTCCGTCCAGTAGCCGTCGTAAATTCCAGCGGGCGTCCGGTGCGCGGGGCAGCACCACCAGCCTGCGGGGCGCCCGTGCCCCCGCCAAGGCCCAGCTGGTCGAGCACCTGCGGGATGTTGTTATACCGCGGCCGAGCGCTGGACTCGGCACCCCCAGGCACTCGCAGCCCGTACAGCTCCAGCAGGCTCTGCCGAAGCTGCTCAGCCTCGGCGCGCACATCGATGGGCCGCTCGACCTCGGCTCGCGTTTCCGGGTCGATCGCCTTGCGCGTCCTGCCCGTGTTGGCCGCGATGAACCGCGCGACCTGATCGTTGATGTCGCGCATCAACGACGCGGTGCTCGGGGCGCCCCCGCCACCACGCGGCGGCAGAACATCCTTCGCCTCTAGCAGGCCCGCATTGATAAGCGCGCGGTCAGCCGGACTGATCCGCGAGCCTTGCGCGTCCAGCGCCGCCGCGATGGCCGACTGCCTAGCCTTGCCCTCCTGCGCGCCCGCCTTGGCCGACACAGTTGCCTGCCGCCCACGCTCTAGCGCCGCCTCCTGCTGGGGCGTCCGGGCACGCACCAGCTCCTGCTCGCCAAGGCGCATCCGCTGCGCTGGCTCAGTGGCCTTCATCTCCTCACGCCCCAGCGTGAACTGCTCTGGGGTCATCCAACCGCGATCCAAAAGCGTGGCCATATCCATCTGCTGCTGCCGCTCTTCCTGTGCCTTCAGCCGATCCTGCTCCCGCTGCATTTCTTTCTGGCGGACATACCCTGCCGCGCCTCCGGAGAGGCCCGCCAGTGCCGCCTGAATTGCCGTCAATGCGCCACGTCGTGCCATAGGGGTATTCCTCGGTTAGGCCTGTGTATTGTCAGGAAGTGGCGGAAGTCCCGCGGCCGCACGGCGAGCGTTCTCAGCATCTCGTGCAGCCCGGTCGGCCGCCTCCCGCTGTCGCCTCGCCAAATCAGCGTCATCCTGTGGCGTGGTCAACTGGAACCCGAACTGGTCCGCCAGCAACTTGAGGAGCTGCGGCATCGCCCCGGCCGTCGCGCCACCACCCTGCGCGAGGATGCCCGCCAGCTGGATGAGGAGGTTCTGCCGGGCCTGCTGGGCCGCAAACGTTTCCTGCCCATCGAACTTGCCTGTGTACTCCGCCAAGCCGAGTTTCTCTCGGAGCTGGCGATCCAGGTCGGACTGCTCCCGCTCTGCGAGGTTCCGCGCCTCGGTAATATCCATCTCGCGGCCGCGGAGCCGCGCCTCTTCCATCAGCTGGGCCGCCCGCGCATCAATGTCCGCCCGCTGACCCGCCAGCGCCGTCAGGGCGGTCAGCTGCTGGCCCCGGCCACGCTCTTGCGCCTCCATCTGCTGCTGGAGGAGGTTCGACTCAAGGCCCGCCAACGCCTGCGCCTGCTGTCCCCCAAGGTCCCCAAACCGCCCCGCGGCAATGCTCGAAGACGCCAGCCCACGACGGGCCAGGTCTTCCTCCAACGCGGATCGCGCTGCGCCGAACTGCTGCTCCAGCTGGCCCACGCTGGCCGCACGCATCTTAGCCAAATCTTCGTCCGAGTATCCGACCGGCCGATTCAGGATATCCTGAATCTGCTGCTGTAGCGTGTCGTACGCCTGAGAGCCGACCGTCACGGTCGGCGCCGGTGTCGCCGGCGTTGGCTGAATCCGACCCGTATAAGGGTTCACCTGTCCCGGGGCCGCAGTCGTCGTAATCGTTGAGTCCGGCGGGGCCATGTCGACGCCCGGCGACAGAGGGGCCATCGTCAGGGCGGCAGGCTGGCTCATCTGCTGCTGCAACTGCTGGAGCATCGCCGGCTGGGTCGGAGCCGCCTGTGCCGGTGCTGCCGGACGGGCCTGCCCCTGCTGTTGCATCTGTGCAAAGGTCGGAGCGGGCTGTTGCATCGGCTGTTGCATCGGCTGTTGCATCGGCTGTTGCATAGGCTGTTGCATAGGCTGTTGCATCTGCTGGGCCTTCGGGGCTTCCTGCTGGCCGAAGAGGTTGCCGAAGCCGACCCCCTGCTTCTTGCCACTCCCCGTCGTGCCGAAGAGGTTGGCGTAGCTACTGGTCGCCATTAGCGCCGCCCCCCGTACTGAGACACCTGCTGCTGGAAGAGCGGCATCAGGAGCTGGGCCAACCGCTCCTGCCGCTCCCGCTCCTGCCGCATCTGCTCCTCCTCCAACTGAATCCGGCGCTCCTGCACCGCCCGATCCTGCGCGGAGCCGAGCACGTCGGCCACCCCGCCAGCCAGCGGCGCAAGCACCTCAGGCCGCTGCACCGCCGCCAAGAGCTTCTGGATTGTGGTCGGGGCGGCCGCCGCCGCAGGGGCCGCCGCAGCCGCAGCCGGAGCCGCCGCCATCGCCGCCTCCGTGCCAATCTGCGCCCCGTAGTTCGGAGTTGCCATCACCTGACCCGGAGCCGGGCCCGCCGGCATCGCCGGGGCCTTCGGAGCCGCAGGAGCTGCTGGCGCTCCCCGGAAGCCGCCACCAAGACCGCCAAGCGCGGCCCCAGTTCCCGCGCCGCGAGCCGCCTCGTTGAAATCAAAACCCACCCCACGCTGGCCCGGGCGATCGAGTCCACGCGCCAAGCCACCCGTCAGGGCTCCTGCCAGCATGGACGAGCCGGGGACAAGGAAGCCGGCCAGCGTCGGAAGGGCGGCCTGAATCAGCCCCTTGTTGCGGTCATACGCGCCGGCAAAGCCGCCCCGCTTCCGCTTCTCCGTCTCCATCCCGTACTTGGCCCGCACCGCGTTCCGAGCGGCCAGTCGCGCTTCCCGGGTCGGGAGGCGGTTCGCGGCAGCGAGTTCATCCTGGTACGCCATGACTACTTACCTCCCTTACGCTTGAGGGCCATCCGCCGCTTCGCCCGTTCTGGCAAGTCGGCGTAGGCAGACGTGGGCGTGGACTCAATGTACTCTTTGGCCACGGCCTTGGAAATGCCGGTCTTTCCGCGACCGGCGGCGGCAGCGTACATCGCCCGCTGTTGGGCCTTGCTACGGATCGGCATTACTTGCTCCCTCGCGCCACCGCGGCGTTATCGACGAGGTTCGGATAGGGTCGCCCCGCCGCCTCGGCCCGCGCCTTGGCCTTTGCCTTCTGTGCGGGGGTAAGGGGGGTCGAGGACTTCTCGGGGTTCTTGGTGCGCCAGAAGGCGACCTTGCGTTTCGGCATCGTTAAATACGATTCATGGTGACAATGACCGACGCGGAGGCTGGATGTGGAGTGACCGCCGCCAGCGCCTGCAGGGAACACGCGACGTTTCCGGTAGACCAGTACAGCTGAACGTAATCGTTGGCGTTTAGGCTCAGGAAGTAGTTCCACGCGGGCAGGGCGTGACCATCTATCGCCCCGTGCTTATTCGGCACCGAAACCTGTCCGTTCGTCCCAGACAAATCCGTCCCGTTCTTGCGAATCCAGATGTCCACGTCGTGAATCTGGGAGTCTGTATTGACTAGCTGGGCGCTGAACTGCAGGTTGTAGATGCCGCTCATCGGCACCGTCAGCTGAGAACTACTCACCAAGGTGATGCCGTCTGCCACGTCCTGCGTGTTGAACGTCATCGCGTATGCCGTATTCGCTGCTGCCGCCGTCTGGTTGGTTGTGTCCTGCCACGCCCCAAACTGCCGGAACGCCGCCGTGGACACCCACGTCGTCCCATTGTAAAACCAGAAGACGCCCGTGTCCGTGGCCACATAAATCATCCCCGTCTCGGGCGGGGTGGGCTTGTTGGCGTCCAGTCCATAGGTCGGATGCGCAACGGCGTCCGCCTGGTGGTCTACGAACTTGTCCCGCAGGACGTTGTCATTCCCCCGCGTCTCATACGCCGCTCGGTCCATGCCGACCGGCGACGTGAACGGGGCGATTGGGTAATCACCGACGCCCATTAGACGAAGTAGACGCCTGAGACAGACACCGCCTTCGTACTCATATTGGCATTCGTGTACTCAACCCCGGAGACATCATAGAGGAATACAGACGATCCTGACGAAAGCGCTTGCACCTGTGTTCCCTTGTCCGACCACACCGCGAACGCCGTACCCACCGCTGGAGCAAACGGCAACCCGGCAATTCGCGCATTAGACGCATTGGCCGTTGTCGGCCACAGTGCATCCAGCCGAAAGGTGACCGCCCGTCCAATCTTCGTATACGTCCCAGACGCCGACGTAAACGTGATGCCGTTGCCCGTCGGCGTGAACGGGCCTTCTTCGTAGTCATCCAGCGTATTGACATCCGACGACGCCACCTGCGTGGCCGGAAACTTAATCTGCCCAGCGCTGGCGCTCGAAATATCCAGCAGGCCAGCCATCGCCAGCGTTCCGGTGTCCGACAGCGTAGTGCCGCTGTTCTGCACCAACTTCCCCGTGGTCAGGTCAAAGCGAACCAAGGCATTGTCTGTCGCAGACGCCGGCCCAACGACATCGCCACCAGAGCTTGCCGACGCAATCGTGATGGACCCCGCGCCGGGGGTAATGGTGACGTTCGACCCAGCCGTCAGGCTCGCCACGGTATACCCCGTGCCGTTGCCGATTAGCAACTGACCGTTGGTCGGGATCGTCGTCGCCCCCGTCCCGCCACGCGCCACCGCAATCGTTGAGGCGCTCCAAGTCCCTGTCGTAATCGTGCCAACCGAGGTCAGGCTCGACGCGGTCACGCCAGAGGCTAGCGTTGCGCCAGACAGGCTCCCGGCCGGCGCCGCGCCGTTCAGTGTAGCCGTAATCGTGCCGGCGCTGAAGTTGCCGGAGGCATCGCGTGCGACGATGGTGCTGGCCGTATTGGCGTTCGTCGCGGTCGTGGCGCTGTTGCTAACCTTCCCTGCCGTGCTGATGGTCGCCAGCTTGGTGTCCGCGATGGCGGCGGTGGCGTTGATATCTGCATTAACAATGACACCAGCCCCAATTGCTGTTGCGATGCTGGCCCCGGTCGATAGGTCCGTGGACACCGACCCGGTCACATCGCCAGTCAAGGCGATTGTCTGCGCCGAAGACAGGCCAGCCGCCGTGCCCTCGACCCATACCGACCCCGTGTCGTACCAATACCGCACCACCGTGCCATCGACCGTCATCCACTTGCGCCCCGCCGTACCCGCGGCCGGCCGAAGAGCCAGCGTTGATGACTGGACGTGAATCCCGGGGTCAGCGTCATGGTCCACATACGCCGACCGCACGGTATTATCGTTGCTCCGCACCACATCGGCGTTGAGGGGATCGCCGTTGACCGGAGAAGTAAGGTTACTGACTGGATGCTGTCCAACCGTCGTTGCCATTTATCGACGCCCCAAGGCGAAGGTTTCGGTTTGCCACTGACTGAAGACCGGCAGCGCCGTGCCAGCGTCGGTGATGGTCACATCAAGAAAGTACCCCGTGCCACCCATTGGGACACGGAAGTTTCGGCTCTTTGGCCCAGACCACGCTCCCGTGCCCCAGGTTGCACTCGTAGACCAAACGCCTCCCGTGTTTGTAGGAAGCTGATACGCGCCCGTGGCCTCATCGGTTGTCCACGACACCGAGCAGCTCTGGGAGCCATTGAGCTGGGCCGTCAGATACCCCCAGCGCAGGGCCTTCGCCAGCGCCGGATCACCCATATACTGGCGATGGAACTGGGCGACCATCGTGTACACATCGCCCCCCGTCCCGGCAGCGGCGACGTTATCCTTGTTTACGCCCGGCGCATCGCAGAGGCTGACCCAGCCGCTCGCGTCGCCACGCAGGACGACCGGCAGGCCGCTCGTGTTAATCGTCTCGAAGAGCGCGGTCGTGTCCGGGCTGATATACGCGCCGTTCCACGGGCCCGACCACGCATCCAGCACCGTGTGGTACTGGTAGCACCCATAGCCGGGAATCGTGATCCACAGCTCCTTGGTGGCTCGGTTGATGACAGCGCGAATCTTGTCAAAGTCTGACGATGACAGCTGCCGGATGATGGGCAGGATGGGGTCCGGCTTGGTCGGGGTGCCGACCGCCGCCACCTCGGACTCGTTGCAGCGGTAGAGCCCGCGCTCCGAGATGAAGTAGGCGATGTTGTTGTTCGCCACGATGCTTTTGGCGGCAATCGTGCCTACGTCGGCCGTCAGTCCAGCCGGGGCCGCCACGATGTCGTCCTGCCCGTACCCCGTCAGGCGGGAGATCCCGCGCCGGTGGAAGATGAGCAGACTGGTGTTGACCGAGGCCAGCCCGACAATCCGCTCGTCGCCAAAGGTCCGGACGATAATCTGGCCACCCCCCGCCGGAGGCGTAGCGTTGCCAAGGTCATCCCCGTTATTTAGCGAGGAGTAGAAGATGCTGTCCGGGAAGCTGCTGTTCCCACAGCCCCAGAGGCGCTGATTGTGGACCTGAATCGTGTCCACAGCCACCGTGCCCGCGATATCCGAGGTCAGCGTCGTGCCGGTCCACTTGTTGAGCAGGCCGCCGTCTGCGATATAAACCACGTCGGTCCCTGAGCCATCCCGGAACTGCGCGAAGTCGGGCGCCACGGTCGTGGAGAACGTCCCGCCCTGATTCGTGTAGGTGAGCGGGAAGGCCCCGTAGGTCGTCGTGAACAGGTCCGTATTGGAGATGGCCAGAATCTGGTTCGTCCCGCTGTCCTGCTGGAACGTGTACCCGTTCAGCACCGAAGCGGCCGCCAGCGCGGCGGTGGAGGTGCGCTGGGTGCCGCCCCGCTTGCTGGCCGCGCCATAGTCCGTCAGGCGCATATTGACCGTCTGCCGCAGCTGGTTGGGCTGGAGCGAGATGTCATCCGAGACGCTGTTGAGCCCGCCGTCCATCCGCGGCTGGGCGTCCGCCAAGCGCTCCCGGGCCATCAGCCGCCGCTCCAGTCATACTTCTGATCCGGATAGGCCATCATCGTGGGCTGGATGGTGTAGCGCCGGAGGTCGTCCAACAGCAGCGTCCGCGACAGCTGGGCCTCCTCCCGGAGGACCCGCGCCGCCCCAGACTCCGCCCCGCCCTTATTGAGCAGGGACGCACCGGCCTCGTTGGCCAGAATCAGCTCCCCGCCGTCGGGGAAGTCAATGACCGAGCTGTCGGTGGCCAGCTGGTTGAACGCGGTCGGCTTGTAGTTGACATACACATACAGCGTCGTGCTGGCCGCCACGGGGAGAATCTGCAGGGCCTGCCCGGCGGTGTAGAAGAGCCGCGGGTAGGTGGGCAGATAGTTCGTCGTCGTGGCCAGCGGCACGTCCTGGAACCGCGTCTGGGTGTACAGCACGTTGCCGTCTGACACCGAAAGGACGCGGTAGAAGTTCTGCTGGCTGTCCCCGCTGCCGCTAGACAGGGCGCTGAAGGACACCATCCCATCGCCATCCGTCGTCACCGTCCGCTTGGCGAAGGTGTAGTAGGGCTGGGCGTTGAGGATATTGGACCACTCATCCCCGTAGACGCTGCTAAGGACGGTCGTGATGGTCGCATCCGACCACCGATCCGACGCGACCGCGTCCATCGTCTCGCGGGTGAGCGCAATCAGTTGGGCTTTGGTAACGGCCACGGGCGGAGGGGGTAAGGGGCTTACAGCGTGTCCAGCACTTCAGTCAGCGCGGCGTCCGCGGCCTGACCGATGGGCTGGGTGGCATTGAACTGCTCGACGAAATCCGCCATCCGGCGCACCTCGTCCTTGGGATACTGCCGGAACGTGCGCTCCAAGTAGGCCGGCGCTTCGTCAATACTGCAGAGCATCGGGAGGTACCCGATGATATCGTACGCCATCTCGGGGTCTGTCTCGCCCCGCTGCACCCACTCCCACCGGGTGTCCTCGGGACTCCAGCGAAGGCAAATGGCCCAGTGCTCGCCTGTCTGCTCCAGAAACTTCATAAACAATCCGGCGTGGAGGGCCCGGAGCCGCGCCACCACATGGGTGGGCGGCTCGGGCTGGCCGGCTGCGTTCAGCAGCACGGTCACGTCTTACTCCTCGACGTACAGCTCGACCACGCACGAGATGTCGTCCGGCTGGACCGACACCGCGCCCACAGTCACAATCTCGAACTCCAGCGTATCGCCCGGATTGAGCGTCCGCTCCGCATCCGTCAGGGTGCTAGTCAGCGCCAGCGCAATCCCCTCGCGGGCCGTCTTGGCGTTGATGTCCAAGTTCGCCGTAAGCGTCACGGCCGCGTTCGCCGTGCTGTCGTACTTGATGAGCCGCGCCACGCAGGACGTGGCCGCCGTCGGGTACGTCCCCGCCGCCACAATCGCACGATTGATGTAGCACTTCGCCGGCATCGAGCCAACGGTGTGCGTCTGGGTGCCCGCCGCGAGCGTCCCGGTGTTGATGCGACCGCTCGTGAGCGGCACGGGGAAGACCCCCAGCCGGCCCGGCTTCGGCGCAAAGATGTTATAAGCCATGTGTTATCCTCGGGTTGGGGTGGGAGCCGAAGCCCCCACCCCGTCCCCGTGAAGGTTAGACGTGCGTGTAGCGCGCCGTGTCGGTGTACCCCGTGATCGAGCCGTGCGCGTTACGCGCCAGGCAGGCGAGGTTGCCGTACCAGCCGTAGGTCGTCTCGAAGGCGTCACGCCCCGAGAGCCAACGCCACGGGCCCGCGCCCTCGAACTCGACGAAGCCCCAATCCTTCGCATCCACCCACGAGAGCGAGGGGATGTGGAGGAGGTAGATGGTGCCAGCCGGGACGTAGTAGTCCTGCACGAGCGGCACGCCGCAGACCTCAAGGGCCTTGTAGCCACCCTTGATCGTCGTGCTGAACTCGCCGGCGGTGAACCGACGCTGCCCGACCATCGACTCCATGAGCTTCTTGGCGAGGCCCGGGGTCGTCATGAGCAGGAAGTCCTTCGGACGCACCATCGCGTCCTTGCCGCTGCGGCCAGAGATCTTCTGGATAAGGTCCCAGATGTCCGACTCGGTCGGCTGGTTCGCATCCGGCGTATCCGTGCCGGCCACGAGGCGCGTCGCGTCCCAGATGCCGTAGGTGGAGGCCGAGATGTTGTGCAGCGAGGCATACGACCCGCCGCGGTTGGTGATGTTGATGAGCCCGTTCATAGCGCTGTTGAACGAGGTGTCAGAGGCGGTCGCCTTGACAATCTTGTCCGTCGCCGCCATGCCCGAGATGGCCGTGCCAAGCGTCAGCGTGGCGTTGTCGCCGCTGTTGCTGATGGCGGTGATGGCCGAGCGGCCGAGCACCGCGTCCGACGACGAGGTGTCGAGGACCGCGATGTAGTCACCCACGGAGAGGAGGAGCGAGCCCTGGCCCGCGCCGCTCACGCCGTAGGGGGACGACACGATGATGCTCGTGGTGGACGAAGCCGTGCCGATGAGGGCGACGACGCCATCCGCCTTATTGTGGAGCGCCTGCTGCATGAGCAGGGTGGACGCCTCCTTGATCTCCTCCATCGTCTTCTTGGCGATGGTGGTGAAAGCGGCATCCTTGGACTGCGTGCCAACGAAGGCGAGGCCGTCGATCTGGCGGGTCGTGTACGCACGAACCACGCCGACGTTCGCCTGCACTTCCGTCGCGGTGGTGTCAGGCGGGAAGTACCCGGCCGACGAGAACGTCGCGCCAGCCGGACGGCCGGTCACGACATCGAAAAACACGTTGTTGCCGCCCCAGCGCATGTTGCGGGGGCCGCCCGCCCGACCCTTCTCCAGCTGGGCAAGAAGCGGGGTAACGAGGTTCTGGACCTTCTCGCGGAACTGGCTGTAAACGTTCTTCAGCAGACCAGTGAGTTCCGCATCCGTGATAACGGTAGGATTCGGCATGAGAGTGTGTGTGGAAAACTAGAGGTTAACGGATGGACGCCATGATTTCCGACATCGCGGAATCGAGGGCGTCATCCACGGTCGCCGGTTTGGCGGCCTTGGGCTTGGCCGGGGTATTGCTCGCCGCACGACCCACGGGCTTCGTGGCCTGCCCCACCGCCCGCTTGGCCTTCTGTGCCTCGACTTGCGCCTTGGCGACCGCGGCCTGCGCTTCCTTGACCTGCGGGGAAGGGGCAGACTCACTACGCCGGGCATGCTGCATCTGGGCCCAAATTGCCAGGTCCTGCACGATGTACTGCCGAGCGGCGTCAAACTGTGACGCGGGGAGATAGGTCTGCCCGTTCGGGGCGACCGCCGCGTGCAGCTGCATGGCATACGCCATCCGCTCTTCCAACTCCTGCCGCGACACGGAGGGGAGCGCCTCTGCAATCAGCTGGATCGCCGGTTGCACCTCCCCCGTGTAGAACTGCTGTCCTGCCTCCGTGATGCGCTGCATCTCCGTCTGCACCCGGAGGTCCTTCACCTGCTGCTCGGCCCGCTGGGCTCGCCGCTCCGGCGAGTTCTCCTGCGAGAAGGCGTCCCGCACGGCCAAGAAATAATCTTCGTCGGTCAGAAGGCGCTCCAGCTGGGCCTCCCGTTCCTCGATGAGCTGGGACAGCTCCTCACGCTCCGACTTGAGCGACAGCGCGTCCCGCTCCGCCTGCTGCATCTTCTGCTCGCGCTCTTCGTTGTACACGCCGAACTGGGCGAGCTTGACCACCTTGTCCAAGCGGTCCTGCCGCACCTTGCCGTTCGCCTTGTACTCGACGATGAGGTCCGGTACCTCGACCTCACCCTCGGCATCCTTGAGCGTGAACTCCGTCGCCAGCCCTTCGGTGACCGTCGGCACC